AAGAACACTAAGTTATTAGGTAGTGTCCATCTAAACCATGCGGCTTGAGACTTTCTACCTTCTGACATATAGAATTTATAACCCCATACTTCATTAGAAGCTGTATGTAACGTACTATCAACACCAAATAATACCATTTGGTTCTCTACTGAACCAGTCATCATACTGGTATTAACAGGAAATAGATTATATATACCCTTACTTTGTTCTGCTATGGTAGGTTCTTGCCTTTGAGACACAGCTGCCATTTCAAAGAAACGGGTATTCTTAGCTGTACTGTTCAAGAATCCTATAGTAACACCTAGTTCAATAGGACTAGTATCTGAGTTAAAAGCGTGTGATGATACATAACTGATCTTAGCAGTCTCAGGAGTCAAGAGAGCCTCGGCACCTGAACTTAATAAGAACTGTTCACTAGCACTAAAGATAACTAAACCACCAGCTTGTTCAACCGCATCAAATAATTTGGTTGGATATGTAGAGCTAGACTGTAAATCAATGGGATCTGCATTGGAAATAGCCATTGCAGTTTTGTTCCAAAAATTATAAAAGTCATTAACTCTAGATAGGATGACATTCTCAGCACTTAGTAAGGCTATTCTATTACGGAAGAATACCATCTTCTGAATAGTCTGACCTATGAATGAAGGTTCTGGGTTTGTAATGTCATCACCACAGTCTCGTTTAGACCAAGCAGGATAAGAGAATCTGAATGCTCCATTAGAGTAAGTAGTTGAACCACCACCATTAATAGAGAATGAGCCTGGAAGCACCCTAGTAAGGGCTAGAGGCATCGTTGTATTATCTATCTCTATATCTTTACCAGGCTGTACTACCTCTTCCCACACGCCCTCTCCGAAGCGAGCTGGTGTGAACCCACAGGTTGCACCTGCACTGATAGTTCCAGAGGCTGCATCTGTAACAGTAAATGTATTAGTTGTTACGTTAGCAATAGTATAGAATCCATCTGTTGCTCCACCGCTGGTTATATTTAATATAACTTGATCACCATTAGAAAGACCATGGCTTGCAGCGGTTACAGTGACAGTAGTTCCAGATCTAGCATAAGTACCAGTCTGATCTATATCTTCAGCTATACCTTCAGCACTAAACTTAAGGAAGTAATCATCTTGATTCTCTTCACTATTCACTACACGTACTACATAACCATGACGGCATGTACTAGGTAGATCAGCGATAGTATTTACTTCACTTGTAGTAATACTCATCAAGGTTTTTTCAGCTGTTGTTACACCGAATTTTGTAGCACGATATAAATGTAAACCGTTACCAACTCTAGTACATGTAATACCTGTACCAGATATAGAATCTAGCGTAGCTTTAAGTTGTCCTAAAATACCATCTGCTGATACATGTTCTTCAGCATTAGATGATGTAGCTTCTGGACGTACCATTGCTACATTAGCTCTAGTAGTAATGGTTACATGGTTAGTAATCTTTACAGTAGTAGTAAGCCCCTTCTCAGAAGTATGTTGATGAGTATCATTTGTAGTCCAACCTTCTCCACCAAATTGTAATTTAGCATAAGTCTGGTATGTGTCATGATAAACATCATTAGTATCATTATCAGAATCAGCGTCAGGTTGAGGTGTGCATCTAGCATCCATCTCATACCTAAGATTAGTTTTACCACCTGCACTTGCATTAGGAGGTGATGTACTATGAATAGATGTACCTGTACTAACTGATACATATTCTCTACCAGCTCCATCACAGTCTCCATTACCTGGCTGGTTAGTTCCTGTAGAACTTGTACCATCAAGAGACACATCTTCATCAGCTACTATTGAGGTAGCACGTGTATAAGAAACTGTTGAGTTATCTGTAGGATCATATATATCTAAAGCATACTGTTTACCATACGCTATACTATCAAGTTGTATGTAAGCTTCAAATGGTTGAGTAGGAGATTTAGATGCTGCATCTCTTTTCATCTCAACAGTCTTACGTCTGTTAACAAAGAATGTTGTTTCGTTAATTGTTAACGCCTGTATATCTGAAGACTTCTCATCTGATAATGCAGTATTATCTAAGTAAGTTGCAACACCTGAGCCAGCAATATTTGCATAGTCCACGGGTATCTCAACACCATCACTACATCTAAATATTTTAACACCTCCATCACCTGCAACTTGTCCAACATAAGATTCATCATCTCTTGTATAAATAGTAAACCATTTTGAATTAGCAGCGGTAGATGGAGAGATAGCAGATATTAAATGACTGCCAGGACGTTTAGTTAATTGTTCTACAACGTCAGGTAAGCCATTAACAAGGTCAGTAACTTGACCTGGAAATTTCTTTTCATCTGGTTGTTGACTGATACCTAGCACATAGTTAGGTACCTTCTGGGTAACACTTGCCATTATCTTCTAAGCATTTGATAAGGTTTGTAAGGTTGATAAGCTGACTCATCTGGCCAACCAAAGTATGAATGATCACCTTGGTTGCATTCGTATTCCATACATGCAGCTCTAGCTTGTAGTTCGTATGTTGATAACATCTGTTGTAGTTGAGCGTTAGATACTAACTGTACAGCAGCTCGACCTGATGCTTTATAGATTATATATCTTTGGAAGCAAGTAGGGATATCCTCAAAGTTAAGGAGTCTTACTTTATTAACATAGAAGTAATCATCATCTGGATATTCAAATGTATGGTTTACTCTGTCATACATTTTCCAAATACCATCTGAATCTTTTCGTCTTACAAAGTCACGGGTTCTATCCCACTCATCTGTATTATCTATACGAATAACATCTGATCCAATTATAATTTTATTGTCAGAACTATTAACATTTTCTTTTATATGGTATTCAAGATTAAATGTCCAGCCCTCATTCTGTACATCTTGGTTTACTTCTTTAAGTATATTATATATGAATGATATTTCTGGGTTATTAAAATCGATACCAGAGATAGGGGCTTGACCAATACTACCAAGAATTGCATTCACAGCGGATAGTTCGGTATCGATGGTTACAGTCGTGGTAGTCATAGTTTAAATTATATAAAAAAAAGGGGAGCCGAAGCCCCCCCAGAGGTTTATGTGTATTGTCCAGCGACAACTGCACATGTGTCTACTGTACCTGAACTACCAACGGTAGAATAGGCGAGACGTAAATTTTTAGTTGTGGATGCAACACCTGATGCGCTGCCTGATCCACTTGTATCAGAAGGAGAGATACGTGTTTCTGTCCCTGCTCCGCAAGAACCGTATTCTCCAACTGCTGAAGGAGCTGCCATAATATTTAGTTAGTTAAGAAACTGTACCTATGTTAGCAGGACTCAAATGCTTCCGACCATACTCCAGAGGAGTTGGTGGGTTCTTAGTGACTGATTGATCGACTTGACCAATGCCACTAAGACTTGCACCGTTCCCTTTAACTCTAGTTATAGTTGTAGATGTTCCAGGGTTAAGTGACATAATTAGCTACGTGCTGAAGTTAGTTCGATTGCACCTGCAGGGTTAAGTGTACCTACACCCATTGCAAGTCTACCGACCATTACATCTCCTTGGTAAAGGACTGATACGTCCCCGCCTGTTACTTGAACTTGAGGTCCAACGGCTTCAACAATACCTGCAGCATCTCTTTGATAGATCAAACCACAGTGTGTAGAGAAGTCACCATTGTAACTGTTGTTCTCACCAGACACAGAGTTAACTGTACCAGCTAAGAATGGAAGGTTGTTAGAACGCTTGATTGATATACCAGCTATTTCTACAAGACCTTCACCAGAGTTAAGGTTACCTTGTGAGTTACCATAGTCTCTGTTTAGGATGTTAGAAGATACCTGAGATACAAGAGCGTAGTACTGACGTGGGTTTAGCACGGCTGTACGTCCTGTCTTAGGAAGGTTCTTTTCGTCAAGAACTGCAGCTGCTTCAAAGAAAGCATCTACTAGAGCTTGTGCATTGTACTCCTTAGTCACACCAAGTTCGATGGTTGTACCACCTGGCTCTGGACCTGGAGATGCAGTGATAGGATGAGCTTCCCTTGCAGCTAGTGCAATTGTACGGAAGACTTTCTTATCATATGCTTCAGCCAGTGCATGACCGATCTTCTTAGAGATCTCTGACCTCAAAGAATAATGAGCAAGTGTTTCATCTAAATCGTAAACGAACGCAGAGCTGATTAGAAGGTCATCACATTGGATGGTCTTCTCAGCTACTGGAGGATCGCCGGATCCCAAGATAGGCTCACCTGGAGTATGGTAAGCAGCTTGCATACGTCCAGTGAAGATGAACTGCAATGATTTGCCGTTCTTCAATGTACGTCTTTGCACGGTTTCACGTGCTATAGTTGCTGACTCATAAGCTTTAAATAGCTCACCTGAGAACAGCTTCAAATAAGTCGCATACTTAGTATCATAAGCTGTACCAAGTGCTAACGGAGTTGTGCCAGTATTATTAAGGGTACCAATACTGGTAGCAATTGTATTAGCCATTTATATGGAATAAAATTTGTTATATTAATTAGCTTCTCGAACGTTCAAGAAAATATTCAATTGTAGTTGTGGTCTATCCCACCGTCTAGACGG